GTTTGTAATCCTCAAGCCCACTAAGGCTGATTCCGTCTGCATTGTTTTTCAGGTAAACCGCTAACTCAACCTGAGCCCGCTGCACCTGATCTGGAACCTCGGTATCAGTGAAATAGTCCTCAGAGATGCGAAACGGGAATCCCGTGGAATACGTGTTTACGTAGGTGTCTGGTTTTCGGACGCCAGTTCTAGGCCACTGCAGGGCCTGCGTATCTGTCGCTCTAGCCCCTAGGAAGCGCTCTCGATCAAGACGTTGTGCAGCAGCTGCTAAAGCTCGATTACGGGTGTCATCCGTCCCCGTTGTCCATTTGCTCACGTCCGTGCTGCTGATCATCGCCTCCACGAACGCGTTCGCCTCCGTCAGAGTTATGTAGCTGTTGGCGTTTGCGCCGCCCGCTGTTGCGTCGATTGTTACTGCCATCGGGCGTCACAGTAGAAGTCTTGCGTTTTGGGGCGGAGGCCGTTGCTTGCGCAACAGCCTCACGATCCCGCATTCGCTTAAAAGCGAACATCCCCATCAGGAGCTTGCGCCCTTAAGAGCCACGAAGTTCAGGACGATTGCCTCGCCCAAAGAACCAGCGGACACATTGGCAACAGTGATCTTGAAAGATCCAGCGGCCAAAGTGTTCGCCTGCGCTAGGTAGGAACCAGCGGTTCCGGCTGAGGCATGGTTTACCACCACTACATCAGTAGCGCTGATTTCGCTGTTAGTAACCACAAAGGAAACTTCAGCGGCAGCCGCTAGGGCTGCATCGTCCAGGGTGATTTGACCTGAAGCTGCGTTCAGAGTCACACCTGTTGCTTTGCTGGTGGCCTGGGTGACAGTACCGCCAGTTGTCGGGCCTATAAGTTTGCCCGCTGTTGCTTCAAACTTGGATGCCATGGTTAGTTACCTCCGTTAATCCATGTTGGATACATTGGTGGCACGCACGATCCCGAGGTTCTTGGTTTCGTACACTTTGGTCCAGTTGCCAACCGTCTCAAGCTGAGTGCGGTTTGGGTTAGTGACCGAAGTGCTGAACTTCGAGCCGACCGGGTGATAGCAATAGTGCAAATCAATCGACATCGCGTCGCTTTTCGCGAGGATGTCACGGTCAGTTTCAGTTTGCAGTGCCAGCTGTTCACCGGAGGCGACAGCGCCTTGGGTGAAGAAGAAGGTGCTGTATTCAGTAGAAGCACCGCTGTTGACGGTGGTCACGTCATCGCTGACGATCACCCTCAAACCCATGAAAGTTGGGACAGTCGGGTTGCCAAAAGCAGCAGCGATAGAACCGCCAGATGCAGTTGCAGCGCCACCATTTGCATCGCCCGCGACAACGAAGTCGACAGCGCGGCGCTCAACGAGGTCGTAGTAGACCTTGCTGTGCATACAAATTGCGGTCAGCTTTTCGCCTTGGTCACCCAGCTTGGCTTTAGCTTCCGCAACGTGGCGGGGAGCAAGCGCAGTCGGGGTGTCACCGGAGGCACCGTCGATGGTTAGATCAAAGAAAGCAGCGTTGCTGTCAGTCGTGTTGACAGAACCGAATACACCACCCAAGCAAGCCAGAAGATCTTTCTGACGCTGGTTGGCAACGTAGGCGGCGATTTTTTGACCAATCGCGGCCATGGGATCGGAACCAGCTGCAAGAGCAGCAAGGTCGCGAGCCTCAAATGCACGGCCACGGTGGAGCACAACGCCCACCTGTTTGTCAGCCGTGATCTTGCCCGGAGTCAATGAGGAGCTATCAGAGAGCACCTCAAAATCTCCGGTCAGGTTTGCCGCGTAAAACGGCACCTGAACGAAATCACCCCCTTCAGAAGCATTCAGCTCAGCCATTGGTTGAACAACACCAGATGCCAAAAAGGCGTCTAATTGTGTTGTTTGCTCAATGACATACGGCGTGAAAATCTCGGGGATGATCAAGTCAGAGCGAAGAGTCGCCATGACAAATCCTCAGAAATGATGTTTACAGTCGGGCACGGCCCTTCAGCTCAGCACGGCTTCGCCTTGCTACAGATACTACCGCCCTTGTAAACGTCGAGCGGCCTCGGCGTTATATGAAATGCGGGCGTCACGTCCGAGCTTTGATTGAATCTCAGAAAGCACAGAAATGTTCAGCCCTGGGCGACCATTGCCATCTAGAACTAAACGGTTCATTAGTTGTTCATCAAAACGAACGTTGCCATCGCTTGCCCGGCCTGCAGGTGCTCCGCTGCCCTGAGGTTTTGCGGTGATTTGCATGTACGGCTGAACATTGCGCTCCACCCACTGCGGGAAAGAAATTCGTTCGTAGCCATCAACAACGACTGGTTTGCCATCAGTTCCTGTTTCGATGTTTTTCGGATCGAGCATCCCCGCCTTGAAAATCACCGAGGGATCATGAACCAGTTGGGACAACTCCTGCGTTGCCGGAGCGATCACTTCTAGCTCACGAACGCGGGCCTCTAGTTGAGCAATGCGCTGGTCCTTCTCCGCCGACGCCTCACGGAACTGCTGCTCCAAAGCCTGTCGAGCTTCTGAGTATTTGCCTTGTGATTCAAGCTCTGTTTGCTCTGTTTTGCGTTTGAACTCAAGCAGTTCTTGAACATCAACGCCATCAGGTACAGGCGCCTGGTTTTGGGCTGACTCCTTGTAATCTTTGTATTCCTTGAGAAGCTCCGCGTTCTTCCGACGCATCGCATCCAAGTCGCTTTGCATCTTTTGGTGGTCAACAGCCTGCTCCACGGGAGCATTTTGTTCTTCGGACATAAATTAGCCACGGGCTAAATTGCTGCCCAAGACTAACAACAGTTCACCATTTCACCTTTTTTGCCCACCAAGCTCCGCTCATTTTGCCTCTAGCAATGTTTTTTGCGTGACGCCGCAGAAAGGACAGACGCCGGGCTTTGGCTGCTTCAGATTCGCCAGGGCGTCTAGGAGATCCAGAAACGCCTTGCTGACCGAAACGAATCAGTTTCTTTTTGTCTTTTTCCTTTGCGAGAACAACGTGGCTTTTGGTCGCATGATTTGGCGTCCGCTTGGGTTTGTTGACGCCTTTCAGGCCATAGCGCTCGAGCCTCGGGTCTTTTTTTGCCATCAGGACTTTTTCCTCCGGCGGCGGCGGTGCTGATATTTGATCTTGGCCGGTCCTTTTTTCTCCCGTTTGAACTTGGCCTTTTCAGCAGCGGTCATTTCTGCCGCTGTTTTTGGCGTTTTGGATGACACCCGTTTAGATGGCCGACAGGCTGGATAACCGTCGCGCTTTTCGCCTTTCTGCCGACCGCAGGGTTTGCCCGTTTTCACGTCAACCCATTTCTCAGCGAACCAACGCCCGAGTCCGCCCCTAGGTTTTCTTTTTTTTGCGGCCACGGCTTTTAGGTTTGGAGGATTGCGTCGTATAGGTTCCGCCGCGCTTTTTGTATTCACGAACGAGCCAGGCGTTCGCGTAAGCGCTCGGATAGACGTCGAACTTTCGCTTCGCTGCCGCTTTGACGCGGCTGTACAAAGCCTTGTCTGAAGGAACGTTGCGAGAGGCCATTACTTTTTCTTGTTGCCTTTTTTGCGCTTACCGGCGGGCTTCTGGGGTTTTTTAGGCCCTTTCATGTAACCAGGCATGGAACAAGCGCTGCTGTGCCGATCGTAGTAGGTCCTCATTCCTCTGACGAGGTTTTGGCTTTAGTTTTTTTTGCCGCTGGTTTTTTTGGAGGACAGGCAGGAGCCTCCGTTGAATCAGAGGGTTTGAACTTGTATTTACTCGCTAGAGGAGCCATAACCACGAGATTTGAGCTGATCCAAATTTAGCGTTGATCCATCCTGTGCAACAAACTTGCGGATCGCGTTCGTTGGGCCATATTTGCGCACCAAACCATTCCACATCTGCAGCCTTTCTGGTCCTAAAACATCGCGCTTGATGTCGTCATCCTGGTCGTTAAGCCACTCCCCATAAGTTTCCCTAATCTCTGAGAACTCCTTTTCAAGGCCACGCGGCACGTTGCGAATCCTCGAGCGACACTGATAGTGCTGGGGCGGAACAGGCCCTTGCTGATGCCGAAACATTTTGCCGTCTAAGGCCCTGCAGATGTCGCTGGTTTTTGTGTCCAAGGTTGCCGTGTAAATGTAATGCTTCGTTAACTCTGGGTTCTGAACCGCGATCAGCTGATCTGATGTGGAGGCCACCTGATTGACGCTGGTCCGAACGATCGCTCGGATTTGGTTGTTCGGAATAGCCGTTGCTTGCCCGCCACGGGCAATGATCGAGTCAATAGAACCGGCCTGATCTCTTTGAAGCCGCCCGCGCACTCTGCGCGTGATCGCATCAATCGACTCGCCCTGAATGATTCCATTTCGAACAGTCAGGCTGAAAATGTCAACTTGTCGCTCTGACATGCTGCTGAACGCTTGTTTGATTGTTTGGCCGTTAGGGAGCGTTAGTTGCTGCCCAAGCGTCAACTGAAATGTCACCGGCTGAGTGCTCATTCGGACCAGGCTGTCGCTCAGATTGACAACGCCAGCGGCTGTAGGCTCTGCCGTGACGATCGCCTGAGCAAGAGTTGGGCTGATCTCAACTGTTCGCACGATGTCGGCCCGACCGGCTGGCAGCACTCGTTGTAGCTGCCTCGTTGCAAACTCCCCTTGCAGCACTGCTAGCCCCTGCAGCTCCTGCTGCATTGCCAGGGTGCTACTCCCTGCCCAGGTATCCAACGACTCTTTTAGCTGAGCCAAAACTGACCGCAGCCTCGTTGCCTTCGCCGATTGATCCAGAGCATCTAAAAGCTGCAGCTGCTCAACAACGTCGAGCACTGCATCATTCCAAGCGCGCACGAGCCGCAGAGAAACGCTGTTGCTGTAGCGATTCAGATCGATTGCGTTGCGAAACAGCTCTGTTAGCTCGCTCATTTGTCTTTTAGGCCCAACTCATCCGCGCCAACGATGCAGCAGATAGAAACGTCCGCGCCTTTTACCAACAGATCTTTGAGAAGCCTTCGCAAGTCGTTAGGCGTCATCCCGTCGCAAAAGCTGTAGGCCGATTCCTCGACAGATTTGACCTGTTTACCCTCAAACCAGGTAGTTCGGATAACCGCGTAAAACTCGCTCTCGAGCTGTTGTTCAGCGAAATACAGCAACTGTTTTGGCTGATCGCTGCCTCGTTTCTGACGCCGATTTATCCAGCTCATTAACTAGGAATCCTCTCGGTAGGCTCCTGCTCTGGCTCGGCGTCTGGTATCACTGCTTGCTCCTGCTGATCCGGTTGGTTCATCTCAATCAGCCCGCCGGTTTGTGTTGCCTCTATCTCCTCGTCAACATCGAAGCTGTCGCCCAATACTTCCCCGGCCTCGAGCTGATCCAGCAGCGTTTTCTGTGTAATCGTGCCGGTTGTATAAAGAGCGAGCAACGCTTGGATTTCTTGGGGATCGAGTCGAGTCGACAAGAAGTCGCGGTTTACAAAGCTGGTGCCTGCCTCCCGCTCCTGCAGATAATCAGCGTGGAACTGCAGACAGTTGTCGATTAAATCCTGCATCTGCTGAGCGATCACCATCATGGTGCTGTCGCCTTGACTGCGGTCGATCCGTTTGGCCTCTGCTGTCTCAGCTCCGAGCTTTTGCCCGAGCACTGCAGCGAGGCCCAGGCTGTTGATCTGATCAGCGATACGGTCTAGCTGCTTGAACTGCGCGTCATAGCTACGCCCGCCAGGTTCTATGTACTCGGCTCGCCCATCAGCCGGAAATGCAATCGCTTCTCCTGGCCCAGCGCTGACCTCTTCCGCTGCTTGCGGGAAACCATAAAACGCCAGCATCGGTACGGCACTGATGTGCAGTTGGTTCCCAAGATCAGATTGAACCTGATAGTGCTGCAGGTTTAGCTCAGCAATGTCCGCCAGAGGCGGTGTGGACTCGAGAATGTTTGCACGGTTGGAGTAAGCAACAGCGAACGGAATCTCCGAAAGGCTGGTGGTTCCTTCCTCTACAACCCTGAAGTCGCCCGCCTCATCTTTGCGATGGATCTCGAACGTGCCGGGCGTCAGTACACGGATCTGTTCTACATGCTGTTCGCCATAGTCGCCGTCAGCGATAACGATCTTTTCCATTAGACGCAGCTGCGTCAGTTTTTGCTCGCCATCCCTGATTTCAGTTCTCCATCCGAGGATGTCGCGTGGGGTATACGTCACCCAATAGGGCCGACCGTTCTGCCCTGCTGCAGGAGCATCAACTAGAACGCCGACGTGGCCGTAGCGGATGCATTTACGAGCTGTTTCGTAAGCCCAAACGTTGAGGTCGTTGCCCTGCAAATCAACATTGAACAGATGCTCGATCACCTGATCTGAAACATCAGTTAGCCGAACAGGCTTTCGCGTCAACATGCCCGCCAGCATTCGCTCGAGTCGCACGTAGTAAGGCGACAGAACGCTGCGTAGGAGTCGATTGTCATACGCCTCGTCTAACTCGCGAGGCTCCTGTGGGAGATATGTACGGTGCTTTTTCCTGATGCCGTAAGTGCCCTGCAGCAGAACCTCAATCAGAAGCCAATGCGGCTCCATGTTGATCCAAGCAGTACTCGGATCGTTGACATTGGTGACAGTGCCTACGCGCTGGCGGCCAACATTTGTAAAGCCTGAATACACAGCGCAACTCCGCCTGATGTCTGCAGTTTAGTAAAGCCTGATTCCTGTACCACGACCAGCACGAGCGTGCAAAGGATTGAACTCACGCCATACGAGGTATCCCAAACTGTCATTCATGTGGTCATACCCGCCCTCTTTGTCTGGGTCGCCTTTTTCCGTATAGCTCTGCAACTCAAGGCACTCAATCGTTCGCTTACAGCGACTCGCTATTTGAACGCGGACCTCGCGTTTGCCGTTCTCCAGAACAGCTTGCACAGAAGCCACCCGATCACGGACGGGAGGATTTGCCTTTGGCGATTGATTGCTAAACCCGTACGATTCGAGGATCTGGATGTCTGTGCGGGAAGCATTAGTAGAACGCGAGCCGCCTGATGCGTCAGGGTAGATGTATACGCGGCGGTCGGGAAATCGCCGTCGAATTTCTTGACCCAAAGCGTCCGTGTCATGCGCACCGCTGATCTCATCGATCAGCACGAGCTTGTTGCCAAGACGAACACCAATTACGGCCGACATGTTGCCAATATTGAAGTCAACGCCGATGCGTAGAGGTTCGGAGCTGACGTCGGGGATGATGCTGGTTACGTGTTTCGATCGATCGAAACGGTCGTAAACCTGTCCGGTGTTGAGGTTGACGAACTCGCCGTGCAGGTACGCCTGCAACATGCTTGGGTCGTAGTTGGCCTCGAGCCGTTCGATGAAGTCTTGGGGTAAATGGGGATTATCCACCGTCCGCATTTTGATTAGCCTGCGATCGCTCCGCTGTTGGGCATCCTCTGAACCGAACGTTTTCCACATCCAACGGAAACCTTCAGGTGTTGATGCCGCAGCGAACTGACGCACGTTGCCAGCGCGCAGACGGCCCAAGATTTTGGGAAAGGCTCGTTGGCAGGTTGTTGGATTAACAGTGTCGAT